TCGTGAACATACAGAGCAATTAAACCATAATGCAAGACTTTCAGTAAGTCTTTGCGATTGTATCCATCTTTGTTTCCATAGCGTTGAGCATACTTCATAATGTTGCCGATGGTGAAACCCTCACCATGACCGCCATCAATAATAAACTCAGTGGCTTGAAATTTGTTTTGCGAATAATGCTCGCCATACGTGGCATCAACATACTTCTGAAGGTCAGCCATCAACTGACCCTCATTGTATTTGTAATCAATCAATCCATATTCCTCAGCAGTTATTTCCATAGACTCGGACATCACTTTCTACTTTCCAAATAATTCATCTAATTCATCTTGAGACGCAACAACAGTCTCATCATCAGTCAGCGCACCAGCATCGACCTTGGTATATAGGTCAATGAATGCCGCACGAGTATCTTCATCGAAGCGATTCACGCACATCTCGATCGCTTTAAGGCGGTCATCGAACATAGCGTAGGCATTGACGATGTGCTCAATACGACGAGTTGATACGAGGTCATCGATCGCGCCTTCGTTGAAGGTCTTGCGGATAACGTCAGCCCAGCGAACCAGCTTCTCAGCGAAGTCCTCATCGACCTTACCGACACGCTGCATCTTGCCAAGCACGATACGCTTCTCTTGCGCTTCAGTAGGAAACTGTTGCTCAATAGTGATAGCAAAACGCTCAAGGAATGCCTCATCAAGAATCTGGGCAGAGATAAACTTGCCATCATCAGAGCCACGACCCTTGGTGTTAGCAGTAGCGACAACAGTGAAGCCAGCAGAAGGTGTGACCATCTCACCAGTCTTCTTGTTGAAGTATGGCTTACCCTCAAGGATAGCCTGCAGACACATCAGCTTGTTAGAGCCACGATCCAGTTCGTCTAGAATCAGAACCGAGCCACGCTTCATGGCGGTCAAAACTGGACCTTCACGATACACGACATTGCCATCAACCAGCGTGTTACCACCGATCAAATCATCCTCGTCAGTCTCAACAGAGATATTGACGCGGATCGCTTCACGCTTTAGTTTAGCGCAAATTTGCTCGATCATCGTGGTCTTACCATTACCTGATAGACCAGAGATGAAGGTAGGATAGAACAGACCAGACTTGATAATCTTGGTCAGGTCTTTGTGGAAGCCGAACGCCACATAGGTGGGGTCGACCACAGGGACGAGGTTATCAACCTCAACTGCAAGTTTGGCTTGCGTCACGACTTTTGCATCCTGTACTGGGGCAGGAGCGGTCACAGGAGCATTATTGCTCGCAACAACCTTCAACCCTGCTGCATCTACAGCGTATTTATTGTATCCAACTTTGTTCTCACGAAAGAACCAGTGGGGGTATGATATGCCGAGATCATCAACGATCTGGGCAACTTCTGGACGGCTGAATGTCTCTTGACTCTTGGCATTCAGGGCTTCAATTAGCTTCTCACGATTCAACTTACTCATAACATAATCCTCTCTCATCAAGTTATATACATATTATCGCTCATTCGAGCACAAAAGTCAAGCGATTTTTTCAATAAATTTACCTAAAAATTTGCGCGAGGTAGTCTTTTTCTTCTGGAACTTCTTGAATCCACGAACCAGATCACCTTTCTTATCACCTTCTACTTCCAACTCAGACTCCTCTCCGAGGTCTTTAGAGCGAAGGATGAACGCTGTCGGGAAGCCATCCAGACCATCCATTTGGATGTATCCATCACTCAACCACTCTGTCTTCCAAGACTTCTCGAAGGCTTCTCCAGCATTCCAACCGTGTATATTTGTGTGGGATTGCCTGATTTGGTTCTTGTTTGCGTCACTCAGGAAGTAGTTTACAGTGCGAGACCCAGTGGTCTTGTCATAGTGAGCAATCAGCGTCTTACAGACCACATCGTTGAACCGCGAACTGTATAAGCGATCCGAGTGATTGCTCATGGTTGTCATACCGTTCTCACGGATAGCCACACGATCACTGCCATAGACATATGAGCGACTCGGAGACGACTGATTCCCCATACCAAGATGTCCAGTATTACCGCCATCTGTCAAGAACAGAGTGTTCAGAACATCAATGCGGTTATTGTTGCGGAAGTCGATAGCGATATCGCGCATCAATAGGATAGTAGAGTCCAGCGGTGTACCACCAAGACCAAGATGACTTGGTAGATCATACTGATTACAGTATGGCGCACCCGACTTGCGAGTCCTATAGTCAGAATATGCAGAGCCGACCATAAGCATCATCTGGTGTGCTTTCTTATACATCGTTGAAGACATACCAGAGTGAAGCAGACGATTGATGCTCAGGTCTGTATCGACCAACTGAAGATCGCCTTCCTTTTGATTGTCGATATGATGTCTAGCATTCGGATTACCGTAGTATCCACAAGTGAAAGAGTAGACCTCAAACGGGATACCAACCTTGCGGCAGAAGGCAACTTGAAGTAGCATCTGCTCAATGGTGGCTTGCATCTTGTTGTACATAGAACCAGAGAAGTCAATGACCATCAACATACCATGGTTCTTGCCATCAGGAGTAACAGTGCTGGACAGGAACACATCCTCAGTCAGCTTGGTTGCCCACAACTTGTTCATGTTCAAGTCACCAGTCTTGTGTTCACGAGACTTGGCAAGTTGGTTTGCTTTACGCTTGGCTTCGAACTGGGAGACCATAAGGTTCAGGAAGGGACGATTCTTCTTGTTAAAATTGTTTACAAGAGTCTTTCCGCACTCATCAAACCCAATCCGATCAGCATCATCAAACCAGCTATGCTTCATGGTATCTGTAGAATAGAATTTATTGATGTCACGAAGATGTTTCTCAACACCATCGAGAGCATTCATATTCACGAACTTTTTGTAGTCCAGCTTGGGGAAGTTTACCCACTGGATATCACCACGAGTATTCTGGTCGATCAACTTGCCTTCGTTGTTGCGGAAGTTTTGGTCAGTGACAGAGACTGGCTCATCAGCATAGTCATCTTCCATCGATTCAAAGGATTGCTCATCATCTTCTACAGAGGATTCTGAGTCAGAAGAGTCAGACTCTTGCTCTTCATTAGACTCACCAGAGTCATCAGAGTCGTGGGTCTCACCCTCATCGCTCTCCTGATCATCTTGTGTCTCAGAGCCAGAAGTTTCAGAAGGTTCAAACCCATCTTCGTCTGACTCTTCATCTTGATCACCGTGGAAGGCATCAGAAAGATTCGTCTCTGTATCTTCTTCTTCTTTGGCATAGTCATACAATTCGTTGGAGACATCGACAACATCATCCCAAGTCTCACAGCGAGCAACACGGTCAACAAAGACCTGCTCTTCAGAGGTAAACTCGACATTGGCGAACATACCAACTTTGTAGAACAGATTGATTCGATCGATCAGGGGATAATCATTGATGTTGTTATCACCGAGACCGAAGAAGTCCATCTCAAACAACTCGCGATATCCTTTGAAGAAACTCTTGGTGAGTCCAGGAAAACGCTTCTTGATGTCACGCTCGATGCGGGCATCTTCAACAACATTAAGGAAGGACTTGAAGCCACGACCCTTTGTCTCAATAGAATCGTGCCAACCCTCAAGTGGGGTGTTCAGCGCATGGCTGACTTCGTGACCGATGAAGAGATCATACAGCTCATTGCTGATGTCAGACTTCAAGATAGGAAGGACGACTTTGCGCTCTTTCAGGTCAAAATATGCGGTGGGGACTTTCTTATGCTCGAGAGTAATATTCTCAGTAGCGAGCAATTTAGCCAGTGTACTTTTACGTTCGATTTCCATAACATCTCCTCAACTCTTACACCTATTATCGTTCATATTGAGGTAAATGTCAAGCGTTTTATGCTATTTCATTGAAAAAAGATTTCCTGTAAAATCAACAACTTACTCAAATTTGTCAAAATATCTTGTGAGAGCCTTGATTTTTTCGATCTGTTTGTCGATAATCACAGCCCGATTTGGCCATCTGATGATGTCTTTCTCGGGATTCTTCTTCAGATTCAGGAGGAGGGGGAGGATTAGGTCTTCAACGTCTCTTAGCTTTACCGCCACATCCTGCTCCACGAGAGCACGGTGTTCGTTAACAGCACCTGAGTTATCGGCTGAAAGGATACGAGCATCAAGCTGCTCGAGTTTATCCATAATGGCGTCAATCTGATCAGAAGGGATCTCAGCCTGAACAGGTTGTTGTGTGGCGGTCGACACTTCTAGGTCGTCCTCGTCCACCATTGTGAACCCAAAATCATAATCGTCAGACATATTCATTGCTCCTCTTCTTTCTATTTATATCAGGTGTTGTCGCCATCTGAATATTGCACTTTACTTTTATCATACAACCTGATGTGCTTACGAAGACGTTTGTTATATCCACGTTTGATTTTCTTCGCCACACCTGCTCTTGAGAGGTAACAATACCACCGTTTGGCGTCAGTCAGAGCATCATACTCTGCACCACCTTTCATTTTTATTCTTAACTTCTTCATACAAGTGACCTCGCTTTTTTCCGAATGTTCTTCACTGTCTTCTTCTTGATTGCTTTTATCGCACGATCAAGTTTCAGCTTCGAAGCACGCTGAGTAAAATTCTGTCCAATCATATGGTCGTATTCGTGAAGGACAACTCTTGCCGAGAGATCTTCAAATTCCTCAACGACATCTTCACCTTCTGTATTCTGATACTTCAATGTAACTTTAGTCGGGCGACGAATCATAATAAATACTTCTGGTAATGATAAGCATCCTTCCTTTACTAAATCCGTCTCCGCACCAACACCGATGATAACTGGGTTGATGATGTATCGTTTAATGTCTTTGCCATCACCAAACACAAAAACTTTAGCATCCAGACCAACTTGGTTTGCTGAAAGACCAATGCCTCCCAATTCCTGTTGCTTCTTAAACAACGCATCACAAAACTCTTTAGCATCATGCTCTTCAAAGTCAAACTCTTTTGGCTCGCGCTTCAAGAGTTCATTACCAAAATCTATTAATTCCATTATACCATCACCGAATAGTTTTTTCTTTTCTCGAATTTTATCACGGATCTAAACTTATCAAACAACTGATCACCTTTGTGGCTGATCACGAATACGTTTGTATCGTCTCCAATTGTATTTAGTAGAGTCATAACGTAATCCGTTCCGTTATTATCCAACGAACTATCAAACACCTCATCGAGAATCAAAAGGTTGGTGCTTGCGCTGTTCTTCATCTTGGCTATAGTTCTCCAAGTAAACAACAATGCCAAGTCGATACGTTGTTTCTCACCTTCGCTGAACGAGGCATATGAGAACTTGTCGCGACCACGAGACTTAATCGTCTCATTAAACTTCTCATCTAGATTAAAGTTCACAAAGAAGTCCATTGCTGCAAGATACTTATTTGCCAATGTATTAATAGCAGGAAGATACTGCTTGATGATTCTGGTCTTGATGCCAGTATCTTTCAGCAGTGCCGCCACAGCTTGCATATAATGCATCTGCTCATTCTTCTCTGAGCGCACACCATTTGCGGCAGTTACTTCTTTTGCGAGTTCTTTGAGTTTACTCTGCTCGGACTCGATATCAGCCACTCTGCTTCTTGCATCGCCCAACTCCGCATGTAAGCGTTGAAGATATTTTTGATTAGTTGTAATCTCATTGTTCGCCTCAATTATTTCAGACTGTAGATCTTGGTATTCAGTTATCAGACGATCCACTCGTTCGAATTCGTCTTGCATTTCTGAGGACGCTGTTTCGAGTTCTTTAATTTTGCCCACTCTCTCACTTTGTATTTCTTCTTTATGCTCGTGGGGAATACCCTGCTTACAGGTTGGACAGTCGTCGTGCTTTTCATAGAATTCTAATTCTTTGTTTATTTTTCTGACTTGGGAGATAAACTTTTCGTTGATGGCTTCGAGTCTTCTTCTTTTTGTGGGCGGGTCGCCCAGATTCTTCGCCTGCTCTGACTTAACTGCTGTGTCCGCTTTAATGTCCTCGATCTTGCCGTCCAACTCATTTATCTCTCCTTCGATTTCGCTGATTTTGTCAGCCTTATTATTTTCTAGAGTTTCGATGTATCGTTTCTGGATAGTGGCTTTTTGTTTTGCAACCTCTACCTTTGATTCGATATCTCTAATCTCTCCTTGGATACCTGTCAGCTGTTGTTTCAACAGCCCATTCATAGTCGTGAAGATCTGGATATCAAGGATATCTTCGATCACCTCGCGCCTAATATGTGCAGGGAGTTGCATAAATGGTGTGAACGAAGCACTCCCCAAAATAACAATCTGTGTAAACGACTTGTAGTTCAAATTCAGAATAGATTCTTCAAGATACTTTTGTGTATCCTTCAGAGCAGCATCCTGATCAATCATCGTGCCATCGCGGTGAACCTCGAAGAAGTTTGGTTTGACACCGCGCATAACTTTATACTGCGACTTCCCAACACGGAACTCGACTTCAACCAGCAACCCCTTTTGATTGATAGAGTTTACCAACTGCGGTTTATTTATATTTCTGAATGGTTTGTTAAACAATCCAAAGCATAAAGCATCAAGGAAGGTAGACTTACCTGCACCATTATCACCCACAATAAGAGTGCTAGGAGAGCGAGTGAAGTTTACTTCAGTGAAGGCATTACCAGTCGACA